TATACAAGGCATAGTATACATCCTTAATTCCGACTATTGTAGTGGTTTTTCTTTTGTCCCAAGCCATGTTTTAAGCACCTCTCTATGAGTTATTTCTACTAATATTACTACCGACTTCTCTCCTATACTAATAGTTAAATCGTCTGTTAAGAATACCTGCCCATCAATATAAAATGATTGTAAAGATGATGCAAGTATATCCCTCAGTTCGTTCTCATGGTATGTTGGTTCGTTGATAGTAACTTGAATAAAAGTATGTCGATTTCTTACTGCCCAAGACAGTGGTTCAAATTCATCAGAATAAGTGGTAATTGAAATACTGTTAGGAATAACATTCTGTATAACGCTACCACGGTATATTCTTGATTTTGGGAATGCTTGCGATAGATTCTCTTGTACTGCCAACTCTAGTATCTCATTCATGCTTTTACCACCTTTCTTAGATAAGTCTTACCGTGTCTTTGCACCATGTATTCTGCCTTTAACATACCTTTATACATGAAATGTTTTGGTGGGAACAGCTTTCCTCTACCGTATCTAGGTAACTTGTTTAAGAAACCCTTTTCTTGGAATATTGCGTAGTTTACATCACCGTGTTTAGAAGCTACTTTAACTTCCCAACCACCTTGAGAAATATCAGGTGAAATTCTATCTGATTCATTTAACTTTATTTTCTGTTTCAAGTGACCAGTTACGTCACCGTTCCATCTATCACCAGTTGTATCTACTGGTGATTCCATTTTTGTTACCCTCATACCTGACTTCGATATTTTGTTTACTAAGTTATTTGAATTACTGTTTCCTTCTGCAATCATTCTGTAAATCTTTTCTTCTACCTTACCAGTATGTGCCTTAACAACTACCCTACCCAGTGCGATACTCCCTTACCATCATGTATTGGTGAGAGTCGTAAAGAATAGGTTCACCCGTTGTACAAGTAACTTGTTGTTGACGTGTACCATTTAATCTACCATATTTAGTTATGTGTAACTCATCATTATATTTTATATCGTACTTTGGATTGCAATAAAGGGCTAACTGATTGTGAACAATCTTTGCCGAATCTTGTGCTAGGTTATCATCATTTACATACGTAGAGGTAGACATCTTTGCTTTAGCTAAGGCACATGGTATGTTAGAAAGGTGAAGTGTTCGTTCCTGTTCGTAGTGTCCCTCAGGTTGCATTACATCTTTCATTCGGTATACATCCATTACGTCAAAGTAAGTGTACTCAATAGGTTCTATCATGACGCTAGAGTACCTTTAATTTTTTATACTTCTTCAATATCCATTCGTAATCAGAAAATATATCGGTTGATGTTGGGTTACTTTCTGAGCCACCCTTTAGAGAAGAAGTATCATACTCTACCGAATAATCTCCCCGTACAATCTTTTTAACAGGAAGTGTTTCATCTACCATTTTTACAGAAGGTTCTTCATTATCAGGCATATCCCTAAACTTTGCATACTCTTTTACCACCATTTCGGCTAGAATATCGGTTAGGGTAAACGGTGGTTCATAACCAATGTAAGTACCTGCCTTTAACTTCATCCGTTTAGCGATAAAGTATAACTTATCCTTTAAAAGAGGGTTAGATAAATCGTAGTTGTCCTGTATGGATGCCTGTTGTACTATGTCGCTTAGTTCTGCAGGACATTTATAACAAAATTTCAATGCTATCATCTCCTTTATATAAAGAAAGGGGAGATTAGCCCCCTCCCTTCTATTCTGCCCTAATGTAGGCTACTTTTGAAGCATCTTTTACATATGTTGAATAGTGAGCGTCTGCTCCGATTCGATAAGAACGTGTTTCCATTTCACGAGCAGATTCAACATGGACTGAACGTTTTAGAGCAATACCAAGACCACCTTGTTGCATTAGGATAGCGTTACCTTCTTCTAATCGTGAAGTAACAACAATGTTAAGACCCATCACTTGTCCAACGTAACCGTTCATGAATACTGCCCATTGCTCAACTGCAACGAACTCAGGTAGTGATAAAATCTTTTGATAATCTTGTACCGATACGATTAGATAAGTTTGAACCATATCTTCACCAAAATACATTCGTAGAGTGGCTAACCCTTGTTGCGAAATATCGAATCCTGTGATTTGTTGTGGAATTTGCGGTACTGTTTCGGAAACTTGAGTAGCAGTAGCTTGTGTGATTAAGTCCTCATCAATCTTATTAGCAACTGCAACGGTGATTTGTTTTTCGGCTTGTTCGATAATCTTACCCTGAGTAGCTAGGATAGTTTCGTCAGTTAATTCAACGTCTTTTACTGCTTTCTTAATCTTAACTGAGATAGCGGTAGCACTTAATTTATCAGGTTCAATTTTAACACCTTCTGCAACGTCTTTCGCATCACCAATATAAGTCCAAGAAGGTTGTTTTAATGTATCCCCTTCTGAGCCTTGTAACTCTGTGTTTACATCACATAACGGGGCAAGTCGGATAGCTTTACCAAGTTTCTGGTTAATTCCGTCTGCGATTACCTCAGGAATAATAATATCTGATGTCTTTGTCATTGTCATAAAATAGTACCTCTTTCGTTTAGTTAGTTTTTAGTTACCTCTATTTTTTAAAGCATGATACTCTGCAGGGTTAGATGTATACAACTTGCGTCTTTCATCGTAAGATAGTTCTTGCATAGGGGCAGATTGTGGTTGCACGTTTGTTGAGTTGAACTTTGGTGTATAAGAATACTTAGAAAAACGATTCTCGGCTTCTTGGTTAGCGGCTTTGGTAATAAGAGAACTAATGCCTGTTAAACAAGCGGTAATATCTTCTTTGTTACCACAAAATTGAGTTAATGCCGCAAGTTCACTAGGTAGTCCCAAGTGGTTCAATGTTTGGTTCGTAAAATTTTCTAAGTCTTTCTTGTGCAACTTATTTTTAAATTCTTCTTCTTGTTGTTGTAAGCGTCTTTCTAGTCTAGCTTGTTCTGTTTCTTCGGGAAATCTAATTTTGATAACTTTGTCTACCTCGTTGTCTAAGTTGTTTTTCTTCCAAGTTTCAATACCATCAGTTACACGTCTATCAACTTGAGGTGCAAACGCTTTCTTTACTAAATCTGTTTGTACCAAAGCTTCTAATGACTGTGGGTTAGCTAATAAATGTGTTTGAATATCGTCAATCGTTACTTCACGTGGCTCTTCTTGTTGTGACTGTGTGCTACTTACTTCTTGATTTTCCATAAATTATACTCTCCTTTGCCCTACCTAGTTAGGTAACTTCTACCTAAGTAGTGCTTTTTATTTTTGATATGTTTCGTATGGGATAACTATGCACCGACAATTCGGATGGGGTATTGAGGGAACGTTGTCAATACTGTATACACCTGCTAGTCGTCTACATATGTGGCATACGTTTGATTCTAAGGTGTTTAACCAAATAACTTTTTTAACACCATTACGCTTAGCATAGCCTGTCCACGAATCGTATAATGTAATTGTTGTGAAACTTCTAGCTAACCGTAGTGCTTGGTATTTATAGTTATTAATTTTCTTACGAATTAGTTTGATAATTACATAAATTGATAAACCCTTTAAGAAACTTGAAATGATGAGTGAAGTTAACTCTTGGGCGAATAAAATATGTTTCAGAATAAAGTCATCGAAGTTTTGGCGATAGTTTTCTACATTACCACTGTACTCACCCCCTTCATGAGAAATAACTTTATCAGAAGATTTACCTAGCTTTTTAAGATAAGGCATAAGGAATGATAGTACAAAAGCGTTTGCAATATTTGACAAAGTTTTAGATGAAGTACGCTCATAGTCTTTTATTAGTTGAGTGAAGATGGCATTTTTTAAGTTTTGGTCTAGTGTACCAAACTTGTTATGAAAGTCGTTGAGTACCTTTCTGTATCCCTCAAACACTCTATTATATTCTCTCACCTCATTAGGCAAACGTTTCTCTAAACTTACCATTACTTTGTGGGCAAACTTTTCTAACTCATTCATACACTATCTCTTTTTGTAGTTTGAAGATTGTGTTTATTCATTCCTTTAGAATCTTCTTTATAGTCGGTATTCTCACCTTCTTCAATTGTCTTTTCTAGGCTAGTTTCGGAGTCACCATCGCCGACCAACAATGATTCTTGTAAACTTGCTTTTAACTGAAAAGCTAGTTCCTCTTCTTTTTGTTGCTTAACTAGTTCTTCTTCTCTATCTAAATCATGAACGAACGCTACTTGAGAACGTAGTGTTTTATCAGATATAGTACCCTTTAACTTGATAATTGCATCTGCTATTTCTGTCAAGTTTGCAGGTAAGTTTCTTACGAAAATAGGTTCAATATCGTTTACCAATACTTCTCCCTTGATGTTGAGTGACTTGGCGATTAGGCTTAGCCTTTTCATTATTGCAGTGGTAAACTTTCGTTCTTTCATGCTTGTCCGATTTTCCAGTGTTAGCATTTTATACCGAATAGCCGTTCCCGATAAGTTTGTAGCAAACTGTTCATCGCTTAAATTAGGACTTTGGGAAAACTTGTGTATATCGGTAGTAATAATATTAATCATGTTCTGAACGTGGTTATCGTTAACCTTGCGTTCCAAAAAATTAGCATCACCATCTCCATCTACAAGCATTACTCTACTTTCTTTTAGTCTTTGAACATCTTCATACTCTGTACTTTGTAAATTTTTGATAAGAAGATAACTGTTTCCCCAAGATTCAATTTCGTTGATAGCGTCAGAAACGACAGTATCATAAGCATCAATTAGTGGGATAATACCTTCAAAGTCACCTTGTCGCTCATCATTAGCTAGAAATTCAATACATGGCACTTCACCGAAAGGGTGTGGAAATACTTCAACAACATTGTAATCTATCTTTCTGTTATTGAAAGGGTAAGTTATTCTAGTAATTGTATTCTGTTCGTATACTTCAAGTAGTACTGTATCTACTTGTGTGAATGAATCAGTAATGATATTAATACCGACACCTGCTACTAATTCCTCATCAAAGTCTGCCGAATAAAATCCAACAAAATTGTAAGGTGAAACATACTTGAAACGGTGTTCGTTATCTTTACCAATCCAGTGAACTTCCCAAGAATGACCCATCATAGAGCATAACTTAGCTTGTTCAAAATCTTTGTCACGAGAGTTATTCTTGCTCAGTACATCAAGGAATTTATCAAGTGTGGCTCTTTCCTTACCCTTGTAGGTGACAGGACTTCCCATAAAATAAGATGAGTTGGTATCCACAATAAGTTTACCGACATTGTGTGCTACTCTATTATTAGGCATTGTAGGGTCAGAAACTGTACGGTATAGAATATCTTGTTTACCAATATAGTAATCAAGTAATGTCTTATATTGTGACCTATCAATTAAGTATTGGTGAACACGTTCTACTAGCATTTCTTGTGTATAATCTCTAGGTAAAAAGTGTTTCCTAGTTTTCCAAGAAGATTTTATATTCAAGGTGGTATCTCCCTCCTTCTATAGTCCTAGTGCTTTTCTATCCAATACTTTAAATCTATTTTTAGGCATAATGTCTTCTAAAGCG